TGGAAAAATTCGTCTTCTAGACCAAAGAACTCGCCTACTGTATAAAGGTCTGGCACAAAGAGTTAAAAAATATTGTGATCAATGTGGCTATCATCTCACATTCGATAAAGAATTTTATCATAGTAATGTGTCTGAGCATGAAATACGTCAATTTATTCATAGTTTAAATCTTCCAGAATGGCTTGAAATAAGAGATTATCAGGTAAATAGTATTTTAAAGTGCATCAGATCAAATAGAAGAACTTTATTATCTCCTACATCCTCTGGAAAATCTCTTATTATATACGTAATAATGAGATGGTATAACATGAAAACTATTATCATAGTTCCATCTTTAGGCTTAATCAAACAAATGGCTTCTGATTTCATATCTTATGGATACACAGATCCGATCCATTTGTCAACTGATGGATTAAATAAATCATTGGTAAAGGAAAAAGTTACTTTAACAACTTGGCAAAGTTTAGAAAACGGAAAATCTACGATACCTGATGAATGGTATACCCAATTTGACGTAGCTATTGGAGATGAAGCTCATGGAGCAAAAGCCCCAACATTAATATCCATTTTTTCTAAAATGAATAAAGTAAAATATAGGTTCGGAACCACTGGTACACTAGATGACATAGAAATCAATAAAGCAACTATAGAAGGGATATTTGGGGCACCATTCCAATCTACTACCACCAGAGAGCTGATTGATAATGGATATGCTACAGAATTTAAGGTAAAATGTATAGTATTACGATATCCAGACTCTGTAATATCTGATTTTCATAAAATGAAATATGATGCTAAGAAATCAGCAATGGTCGGTAAAACATATCCAGAAGAAATAGATTTCCTAACGATGTATAAAAAAAGAACTAAATTCATTGTAAATCTAGCTCTTTCATTAAAAGGTAATAAATTAATATTTTTTAAAAATAGAGATCAAGGTAAAGAAATTTATGATGAGTTAAAATTAAAAACAAATCATCCAGTTTTTTACATAGATGGAACCATTCCTGTTAAAATTAGAGAAGAGATCAGAACTGCCATAGAAGAATATGAAAATGCCATCATTGTTGCCAGCCTTGGAACGACCTCCACAGGCATCAGTATAAATAAGATGCACCACATGATTGCTGCCTCACCTTCTAAAAGCAAGATAAAGGTTCTTCAGTCGATAGGTAGAATGCTTCGATTACACGAAACTAAAAAAGTAGCCTATCTCTACGATATTGTAGACGATCTGAGCAAAGGAACATCAAGGAATTTTACATTGACCCACTTCATAAAGAGGTGTATAATTTATTCCAAAGAGAAATTCCCTTTTAAGATTTATAAACTATCCATATAAGGTTTAGAAAGTTTATAAATTTTTGCTTAGCACACTAAGATTATAACCACATGTTTAGAGCCTGTCAAGAGGAAAATGAATTGAGTACCGTAACACCTAAGAAAAAATCCATATATTATATTGATAACAAAAAGTTTTATGAGGAAATGAGAAAATATATTTACGCCTGTAGAGAGGCAGAAGAGTGTGAGGACGAATATCCTCAGGTTCCCAATTATATTGGAGAATGCTTCATGAAGATTGCCAATAAATTAGCTAGTAAATATCGATTTGTTGGCTATTCGTATAAAGAAGAAATGGTAGACGATGGCATAGAAAATTGTATTCGATATATCAAAAGTTTTAATCCAGATAAATCGAATAATCCGTTTTCGTATTTTACACAAACCGTAAAGAATTCTTTCTTTCATCGTATTAATAACGAAAGAAAAGAGCAATATATTAAATGGAAGAGTATGGAAAATATGATATTAGGTAGTTCTAATTTTACTACAACAGATGGTGGTGATTATGCTATTTCACCTGAAATACATGAAAACATGCAACGTTTTATATCAGAATACGAAGAAGCTGCACAGGAAAAGAGAGATAAGTTTAAGAAAAAGGCCAAAGAGTCTATATTTTATGAAGGAACTGAAAATGAATAAAGGGAATATTCCGGTTATCGTGCAACAAATCGGAGAAAATGCGCTTGACAAGAGCCAGCGTTCTGATGTAAGATTCAATTATGCATCTACATTAGAAAATATAAAATTATATTGTGAAGATGTTTTGAAAAAATATCATGGAAAGAAGTTTTAACCTCAATGAAAATAGCCTGTATTACTGACCAACATTTCGGTGCAAAGAATGGAAATATAGGACTACATGATTATTTTAAAAAATTTTATGATGATGTATTTTTTCCATACATCGATTTACATAATATAACAGACATTATAGATCTAGGGGATACCTTCGATAAGCGTAAGTTTATAGATTATGATTCTCTAGATCGTTGTCGTTCATATTGGTTTGATGAAATCGAAAAGAGGGGAATTACCCTACATATTATTGTTGGTAATCATTGTACGCCATTCAAAAATCTTACATCTATAAATTCCCCAGATTTGCTTCTAGGGGACTATAAAAGCGTTAAAGTGTACCCAACTCCTACCGAAGTCTCATTTGACGGTCACACAGTCCTTTTTGTGCCTTGGATATGTCAAGAGACTGCTTCAGCTACAACCACAGCGATAAAATCTTCTCTATCGTCCACTGTATTTGGACATTTAGAGCTGGCAGGATTTGAAATGTATAAGGGACAACCTCATATTGGAGGTATGACTTCAGATGTATTTTCAAAATTCAATTTAGTATGTTCTGGTCACTTTCATCATAGATCCAGCAATAACAAAATACATTATCTCGGTTGTCCATATGAGATGACATGGGCAGATTATAAAGATCCAAAAGGTTTTCATGTTTATGATACAGAAAATATATCATTGACATTTATAGAAAACCCGTATAGGATGTTCCATAAAATTTATTATGATGATTCTGAATGGACTTCTTATCCTGAGCATGACTTTTCTCAATATTCAGGAACGTATGTGAAATTGATCGTGGTCAATAAATTGAATGCACATTGGTTTGACAAATTTGAAACTAGTATTAAAAAAGTAAATCCGCTAGATTTAAAAGTAGAAAATGTAGAGTTTTCTTTAGATTTAGAAGTAGTAGACGGTGAAATATTGGACGCAACCCCAGATGATACCATAGAAATACTACATCGATCAATAGACTCATCTAATATAGATGGTGAAAAAAGAAATAATCTACATTCCCTATTTACAGATATGTATCTAGAAGCATCATATAATGGGTAGCAATGATAATATTCGAAAAAATAAGATATAAGAATTTTTTGAGTTCCGGTAATTCTTTCACAGAACTCAATCTTGTTGAGCATAATTCAACGTTAATTATTGGCAAAAACGGATCTGGCAAATCTACATTTCTGGATGCGTTGTCGTTTGCCTTATTTGGAGTTGAATTTCGTGATATTAATAAACCACAATTAGTTAATTCTATTAATAAAAAAGGATTACTAGTAGAAATTGAATTTTCTATAGGATCCAGTTCTTATATGATTAGACGGGGAATGAAGCCTACCATATTTGAAATATGGAAAGATGACAAGATGATAAATCAAGAAGCGGATGGTCGTGATTATCAAAAATATTTAGAAACATCTATTATTAAAATGAATACAAAAAGTTTTAGACAAATAGTTGTTCTGGGTTCTGTCGATTATACTCCATTTATGAAATTAAAAGGGCCAGAACGTCGAATAGTTGTAGAAGATTTTCTAGATTTACAAATATTTTCTATTATGAATGCCATCTTAAAAAAGAAAGTAGATTCTAATAAAGAAAATATAAAAGACTATACTTCAGAACTTAGAATTCTAGAAGAGACTATTATTGGTAAAGAGTTAATGATAGAGAAATTATCTTATGGTTCGAAGGATCGAATACTAGCATTACAAAAAAAATTAATAAGCGCAAATGAACAGTTGATTAATTATCAAGCCGAATTGGATTGCTTGAATATTTCTTATTCAGAGGCATATAGTAATATACAAGACGTTAAAGGATTATCCTCACGTAGAGATAAAATGTCTCTGTTATTAAGCCAATTAAGAAATCAATATAATAAAAACAATCAAGATATCTCATTTTATGAGACAAATGATTCCTGCCCGACTTGTAAGCAAGATAT